GGTGTCTTCAAATTTGAAGACACCTACCAAAACACACAAAATAAGCAATCTTACAAGTGTTACCGCTTACCAAAAAGAGAAGTATTGATTTTAGTGAGTGGATATAGTGTTGAGCTAAGAGCAAAGATAATCGATAGATTAGAATACTTAGAAAATGAGCTTAAAAAACAAAGTTATAAACCGCTTTCATTAAAAGAAAGTTTGCAAATGCAATTAGAACTTTTAGAGAGAAATGAAAAGCTTCAAATTGAAAATGTAAATTTAAAAAATGAAGCCAAAGAAAACGCACCACTTATTCACTTTGCAAATCGTATAAAAGATACTAATGATGCTATTTTAATAAGAGATTTCGCAAAAATACTTTATGAAAAAAATAAAATTGAAATTGGCGAGAAAAGACTTTTTAAGATCTTGCGTGAAAAAGGATTTTTAATGAGTGATAATAAACCTTATCAAAAATACATCGAACAAGGACTTTTTAAGGTAAGTGAAACGACTGTTAGCACCATCAACGGCGATAGACTTGTAAGCACGACAAAAATAACAGGTAAAGGGCAAATAGCCATTTTAAAAGAGATTTTGAAAGCAAGTTGATATAGATTTAAGCGAATATGGAGACAATGAAACTTTTAAAGATGAAATTCAAATGCCAAGCGATAGAGTTGAAATAGAACTATTTACAGGATTTTACGATAAAAAAGGAAATAAGATTTATGAAGGAGATATTTTATATTCTTTTGAAGGTTGTTCTGAAGATGAAGCTTTTAAATATAAAGTTGTTTTTAAAGAAGGAGCTTTCTATTTAGTTGAATGTGGTGATGATGGTGAAGAATGGGATGAAGATTTACTAAGTGAATTTTGTTTAGAAGAACTAGAAATTGTGGGCAATATCCACGAAAATGCGGAATTATTAAATGAAAATAAACCATCTTGATTTATTTAGTGGCATAGGTGGTTTTGCTTTTTGAACTAATAAAATAAGGTTTAAATATGGATAAGAATTTAAAAAAAATTACAGAATTAAAAATAAAATGTAAAAATTGCGATACAAAAATCATTACAAAAATAGGTAATGTTATTAAAACTTGTCCGCAATGTGGAATAAAGTTTATAGATGAAAATTTAGGATATAATCTCTTTGAAATTTTAACTGAATTGTTCAAAAGTGTTAGCAAAAATAAAAATGCAGAATTTTATTTTGTTTGTAAAAAGGAATGTGATGGAACAAGAAATCGCCAAGATAAAAAAGTTTAAACTAGAGTGCAAAAATTGTGAAACGCAAATCATTATAGATACTCACAATAGTATTAAAAATTGTCCTGTGTGTGGATTGAAATTTTATGACAATTTAGAAAGTCCTTTTGAAAATTTACACGAACAAATTCTTTTAATCAATAAAAATAAGAATGTAAAAGTTTATTTTGTTTGTGAGGAAAAAGAAAAGAGGTAATATAATGCAAAGCAATAAGACTTTAGGCGAAAAGCTAAAAGATAGCATAGATTTAGCTGATAAAGAAGCTATAAAGCAAAGCGTAGGTTTTGTTTTTTCTTTGGCTAATAAGATTTTTTAATTTAAAAGGAGAATTAATGACAGAAGAGAAAGAAAATATTGTTAATTTTAAAATAAAAATTATCCATGAAGAAAACATAGAACTTGGGATAATGGCTAATTCTTTGTTAAGTTTTCAAAAATTAATGGATAGTTTTATATCAAAAGAGCACGGTATAACACAAAGTAAAATTTTTTTAGAAAAAGTTGAAACTGGTAGTGATATATATTCTTTGGTTTTTGAAATAGCAGGAGAAGTTTTGCCTATTATTGCACCTATTCAAGCATTAAATGAATTTATAGAACTTATCATATCTTTTAAAAATATCAAATCAAAAAGTATAGAAGAAATAGAAGAAAATCCGCATTTTACTAAGTATAATGCCAATAATTTAAAAAATATATTTGCACCCGTTACTATAAATCAAAATACTTTTTTTATCAATCATAAAGGTGAAGAACTTTTGAGAATAAATAGTGATGAAGCTGAGCTTATTTATGAAAATGCTAATTACATTTGCGAAAAAAAGGAAATTGAATATCAAAAGATACATGAAAATGCTTTGATAACGATGTATAAAACTACAAATAAAATAGACAATAAAACAAAACATAAGGCAAAGTGCGATGCTTTAAGTCCTTATGCGGTTGATGTTAGTTTTAGTGATGAGAAAATAGCCGAAGAAGTTTTGAAAAATCCTTATGGATTTAATTTTTTAGTAGATTTAGAGTATTATAAAAACGATAAAAATAAAATCATTTTATATAGAATTTTTAACATAAAAGATAAAATATCTTTAGAATAAAAGAAAGGGAAAAATGACAAGTGAAGAATTAAAACAATTTTGTAAAGAGCAAGGCTTAACTTATAAAGAGTTAGCCGAGTTAATAGGTTTTGGTGAAGGTGCAGTAAAAAATGCCATTTCTACTGAAAAAATAAGTTTTCAAATGGCACACGCTATTAATATGCTTAAAAAAATTTTTGAACTAGAAGCAAAATTAGAAAAAGCAGAAGCTATCAAAAAAGACTTTAAAGCGTGGATTAACGAAAATTAATCCACAAAGTAAATTTAAATTACTTCTTTATCTACAAAAATAAAAATAAATTATTATAACCTTGACAATTAGTAATTATTATGTTATAATTGTGTTATCAAAAGTAAAGATAAATTACTTTTGAAATAAAAGAAAGGAGTAAAAGATGAACGCTAGTGATGTGCTCGAGTTAATCACTGCTTTAATCTGCTTGATAACAGCCATTATCAACGCAAGAAAGCATTAAGGCAAAGGGCGAAAGCCCTTATCATCTTTTACCTTTTCTATTATATCAAAAAAGGAGTTAAAAATGATTTTAGAAATTATAGTTTTAGTATTAGCGACTTTATTATGTGTTTTATCGGCAAAAGTTTATAGGCTTGAAAAAGAACTTAAGGAGCTTAAAAATGAGTAACAAACCATACCTAGAAAACGAAATAAAAGCTTTAAAATATCAGCTTTTAATCGAAAAACAAAAGCACAAAAAGACTAAAGAAAAGGTTTTTAAGCTTAAAAATATACAAGGGGAAAAATACGAGAAACTAAAAGCAGAATTTGCCAAAAATCAGCTTTTTGTTTTTAGAGATGATGAGCTTTTTCTTTGGGTGGAAAGTTTAATGCGAGAACTTAAAACTAAAATTTTATGCACTAATGATGAGCTAAGTAAAAAAGCTTGTGATATATTAGTATTTAAATTAGAAAAACGAAGAAAAAATTTCAACTATTAAATAAATCACCAGTTTAACAGTGTTTAGGACATTTTAATAAACCCTAAACACTCATTTAATGTCTAAAAAAGGAAAAAAATGAGTTTTAAACCCATACAAAAAGATAATGATGCATTTAAAAAAGCACAAAGAGCAAAGGTAATAGAAAGTTTAGCAATGCGTGGCTATGCACTTGTAAAGATAAGTAGCAATGGCTTTTTAATGAAAAAAGGTTTTGAAAAGGATATTTTATGCAAACAAATCATAGCACAGGATACGACAGCTTCCGTTTCGTTATCAACAAAAAAACCTTTTACAAATACCTTAAAAGATGGGGGCTTTTTGAAAAAATGCGAAGCACAACAAGAAATAAAAGCATTGATGAATTTGCAAAAGACAAATTCAAAGGCATAAAAACCAATGATAAATTTTATCCTTTTAAAATGCGTTATATCAATATAAAACCTAGAAATAAAAGCCTTTCAAATACTATCATTATATTAGATAATTCTAAGGCTTGCTTTGAGCTTTCTAAAAAGAATAAAAAAGCAAAAGATTACTACATAGAGGTGCAATTTAATGGGCTTTATCAGCCTAGTAAACAAATAGAAGCTGAAGTGTGGAAAATTTTAAGCAAAATGATAAAAAGGTTTAAAGCTTATAGTGTGGATATTGCTTGTGATTTTGATGATGATCTAGCAGTATCTAAACCAAGAGAATTTAAACACCAAGAAAGGTTTAGCAAACTTAAAATCTTTGGCGATTTTCATACTTATAAAACAAGTATGTATATCAACAATCCTCAAAGTAAATACTATAAATTAGAACGCATTTTACTTTATGATAAATACGAAAAACAAAAGTACTATCACAAAGAAAACATTAAAAGGGAATTTGTGCGATGGAAAAGATTAGAGCTTACATTGAAGATAAAGGATAAGTTCTTAGATAGAATAGAAAATGATATCAATGATGCATTAGATCTTATGCAAGATTATTTAAGAATGATAGGAATTTGGCATTTTAATATGAGAATGATACTTGAGCAAACAAAGTATTTAAACAATCCACGTTGGGCTAAGATATTTAAGCCTTACGCTTTGGCAAGTTAGGAGAGAATATGAAAGTAAATTTTATTTTTAAAGGGACAATAAAATGTTCAAAATGCAACTTAGAATTTGTGCCAAATTCTAAATTTTTTAAAGGTCTTGATGAAATTATAGGCGATGTAAAAAGCGTGAGTTTAGATGGCTTTTGTCCTGAATGTGATAATAAATTAAAAACTAGCTTTAAAGTAGAAAAGATCACAAGAGAATTTAATAAAACTTATACAATGAGGTGTTAAATGAATATTACAAGAGAATTAGAAGCTTACGATTTAGCAAAACTTGTTTTAAATAATGATCTTAAATACTTTTTTAAAGATGCAAAGATTGTAGGGAAAATAAAGAAAGAAGACTTTGTTTTTATTTTTCAGATTCTTTTGTTTTAGCTTTATTTGAAAAAGAAAAAGAAAACATTTTACAAAGACTAAGAGAAGAATACAAAAAGAAATTAGAGTTTTACAAACGAATTGATTTGGTGTTTTATTCTATTGCAGCAAAAGGAATAAATGAGCTAAAAGCAAGAAGTAAAGAAGAACAAGAAGTTTTAGAACGCGGACTTTTAAAACTTGAAAATATAATTAAAAGGATAAAAAATGAAAAAAAATACTAATCAGCAATTAGAGCAGTTAAAGGAATTAAATCAAGGTGAGTTAAACCAAGAGATAGAAGTTTTAACCAAAAGAGCTTTAGCAATTCATAGATCTATACAAAGAGTTAAAGATGAAAGAAGCATATTAAATCAGAATATCAAAGACTATCAGAGCGAATTTAATGAAATAATGGAAAAAATAGCCTTTTTAAAAGAGCCTAATTTATTTAATCAAAAAGGAAGTGATGATGTTTCACCCACAGCTTTATAACGACCACTTTCAAAATTTTAAAAGATATAATATACCAAAAGCACAGCTTGTAATAGCTGATATTCCTTATAATTTAGGCAACAATGCTTATGCTTCATCTCCTGAATGGTATATAAATGGGGATAATAAAAATGGAGAAAGCAAAAAAGCAAACAAGGCGTTTTTTGATACAGATAATGATTTTAGAGTTAGCGAATTTATGCACTTTTGCTCAAAAATGCTTATAAAAGAACCTAAAGAATGCGGTAAAAGTCCTTGCATGATTGTTTTTTGCTCTTTTGAACAACAAACAATGTTAATTGAAGTAGCTAAAAAATATGGCTTTAATCATTATATAAATTTGGTTTTTAGAAAACAAAGCTCATCTCAAGTTTTAAAAGCAAATATGAAAATAGTTGGAAATTGTGAATATGCTTTAATCTTATATCGTGAAAAACTTCCAAAATTTAACAATGATGGAAAGATGATTTATAACTGCATGGATTGGCAAAAAGATGAAGGTATTCCTAAAGTACATCCCACACAAAAGCCTGTTAAATTACTAGAAAGATTAATCACTATTTTTACAGATGCAGGTGATGTTGTTATAGATCCATGTGCTGGAAGTGGTAGCACTCTTTTAGCAGCTACAAATTTAAACCGCAAAGCTTATGGCTTTGAGATTAAAAAAGACTTTTTTAAAAGTGCTAATGAAATTATGTTTAAACACATAGAAAGAAGCTTATTTGCTTAAGTTAGAAAGGATAAAAAATGAAAGAATTCAAAGAATACATAAAAGCTAAAATAGCATTAGAAAAAGAGCTAGAAAATACGCAAGAAATGTTAAAGCAAACGATAAAAGAAATGTTGCTTTTAAGAAACGACAATGCTTTTAATCAAAATGCAAACGATGAGATGTTAAAAGCTATTAATAAAAATTGGAAAATAACAGCTTCGCTTGAGAGTTTAAGTGATACATTAGAAATTAAAGTGCTAGAACAAAGCACGAGCTATAATCGCTTTTGTTTTGGTGATGTTTTGATTTTAATCAGCAATTTTTTAAGCTATGAAGAGCAAAAAGCAATTATTGCAAAATTAGGCTTTGATTTAGAGAAAGGAGTATGAAATGGCAAAATTTGGTAAGATAGAAAAATTATTATCAACAAAAGAAGTAGCGGAGTATCTGGGATTTACTCCGCTAAAAATTCGCAAAATGAGAATGCGAGTAAATCAAAATAAATTTAATTTTCCTAAAGGGATTAAAATAGGTTCTACTTTTAAATATGAAAAAGCCGAAATTGATAAATGGTTGCAAACTTGCAAGGTGATTTAAAAATCCCCTGCAAGTTTTTCGATATAATCTCCCCACCACTGCATTAACTTTCTTTTTAATTCTATATTTTCACTACGATTATAAGCTTTTAAAATGGCGTTTTTTTGCTCGTGTGCTAAACACTGCTCGGCTATATCCATACTCACACCATGATCTAATTGATGTTCGTTGGCTAAACTTCTAAACATAGCACGAAAGCCATGTGCACTTTGAATACCTTTATATCCTAGTCGTTTATTGATATTACAGGTGATATTCTCGCTATTACACCCATTTTTTGAACTTCCAGCAAATATATAATCATTGACTTTCATTTTCTTTTGTTCTTTTAAAATTTTAAGCGCTTGAGAATTTAAAGTGATAATATGTTCTTTTCTCATTTTCATTTTTTCAGCTTTAATAGTCCATATAGCATTTTTTAAATCAATTTCATCCCAAGTTGCTTTTATAACATTACCGGGGCGTTGTGCAGTCAAAAGATTAAAAAGCATTAGATTTTTATGTGTTTTTTTAAGATCTGAATTTTTTAAGGCTAATATATATTCTTTAATTTTATCGTTTTCTAGTAGAGTTGGCTGATGAATTACTTTTGAAGCTTTTTTAAAAACTATGGAATTATCAATACTTGTCACAGGGTTATTTTCTACGATTTCAAGTTGCAAAGCATATTTAAAGATTTTGTTAATCCAGCCTTTAGCTTTTATAAGTGTAGGGATTTGATGCTCTATGGTTTTAAGTGTTTCGATGACATGTGAACGCTTGATGCTTTCTATATCTACATCTTTGAAATTCTTAAAAACGCCATTTTTGTATTTTAATCCTCTTTGTATTTCTTTTAGACTTAATCCATCAGCCTTACATTTTTCTAAAACTTCATCATATATATCGCCAAATTTAAGTCTTTTAGCGTTTTTTATGTTTTGTCCTTTTGCTTTTAGCTTAAAAGCATTTAAAGCGATTTCTCTAAGCTCTGCTAAGGAAAGTAACGGATACTCTCCTATTTTTATATAAGTATCATTTGCTTGTCTTATTTTAAATAATTTTTTACCACTAGGATAAATAAAAACATATAAGCCTTTTAAACTCGGATCAGCAAATTTTATAAATTTTTTATCACTTTCGCATTTAATGCTTTTTAAAAAACTATCGGTAAGTTTGTTAATTTTTGCCAT